GAATGGTGAAAAACGTTCTAATGAAAAATTAAATACAATGACAGCAGATCTTTCTAAAAAAATGAGTATTGGGCAGATTAATAAATATATTAGTGCTTATAAATCTGGTGATCCTGTTAAAAATTTAATACCACCAAGTTTAACAAAAAAAGAATTAATACAATTAGAAAATTTAGCTAAAAAGAGAAATTAATAAACAATGCCAACAACAGATTTAATATCCCCATTTGTTGTAAGTTGTGCTGGTGGTTTAACATTGAACAAAGATGTGTTTTCTATGCAACCAGGTGAAGCATTAATCTTACAAAACTTTGAACCCGATATTAAGGGTGGATATAGACGTGTTAGTGGTACAGCTAGATATAATACTACAATTGTACCTGAAGGATCTAGTAATAGTAGCCTTGTAATAGACTGTTCTGTTATATTTAATGATCAAATAATTGTTGCAAGAGGTGGTGATATTCATAGAGGAACAACATCTGGAAGTTGGACATCTTTAACAACAGGACTCGGAACTTCTAGTAGAGCTTATGATTTTGAAAAGTTTAATTTTGATGGAACTGATAAATTAATTATTGCAACAGGACACTCAGCTGCACAAATAATTAATACAAGTTATGCAGTTGATGTTGTAAATGCAACAGGTGGTGGTACAGCTCCTACAAATCCTAAATTTGTAAAAGCATTTCAAAACCATATGTTTTATGCTGGTGCAAGTAATTCACAAGAAGTTATATTTAGTGTACCATTTGAAGAAGATAATTTTACAACAGGTAGTGGAGCAGGATCATTTAAAGTTGACTCTGCAGTTGTAGGATTAAAAGTATTTAGAAATGAATTAATTATATTTTGTGAAGATAGAATATATAAATTAACTGGAACAGCAAGTGCATCATTTGCTGTACAAGAAGTTACAAGAAATATTGGCTGTAGAGATGGTGGTAGTATTCAAGAGATTGGTGGTGATGTTATATTTTTAGCACCAGATGGATTAAGGACTATTGCAGGTACAGCAAGAATTGGTGACGTTGAACTTGGATCTATATCTAGACAAATACAATCTAGAATTGATGAAGTAACATTGGATAGAATATCATCTATAGTTATTAGAGGTAAATCTCAATATAGATTATTTTATCCTGTAACAGCAACAGGTCAATTATCATCAAAAGGAATTATAGGCGTATTAAAAAATAATCCTAATACAGGATCAATAGGATTTGAATATGCAGATATGGTTGGTATTAAACCTGCATGTACAGATTCAGATTTTATAAGTGCTGTTGAAACACAAGTATTTGGTGGATATGATGGTTACATTTATAAAATGGAAACAGGAAATACTTTTGCAACAGGTACAACTACAACAACAATACAAGCAGTATATAGATCTCCAGATATGGTGATGGGAGATCCAGGTCTAAGAAAATATATGCAAAGAGTTAATTTAAATTATGAAGGAGAAGGAACTTCTATTGATGCAAACTTAGCTCTTAGATATGATTATGATGATCAAAATACACCACAACCGTCAAAGATAGCATTACCTAGTGTAGGTGGTGCTGGACAATATGGAGCAGCAAAATATGGTAGTTCACTATATGATGCATCAGGTGTTCCGTTAGTAAGACAATCAGTAGAAGGCTCAGGATTTGCAGTAGCATTACAGATCGATGATCAAAATAGTGCAGACTCATTTTCAGTTAAAGGCTTTCAATTAGAATTTACCCCAGGAGGAAGAAGATAATGGCAGGCTATTCAGCTCGACAATCCAGCTTTACAACAGGTGATACTATCACCGCAGCTCATTCTAATGATGAGTTTAACCAAGTATTAGCTGCATTTAACGCAACTACAGGACACACGCATGATGGAACTGCGGGTGAAGGTGGTCCTGTTGGATCTATCAGAGATGCTGATAGTTTAAATAAAGTATTAGTTGATTCAACTAATAATCATTTAGAATTTTATGTAGAAGTATCTTCTTCTGCAGTACAACAATTAAGAATACAAGATGGTGCTATTGTACCTATAACAGATAATGATATTGATTTAGGAACTTCATCTCTTGAGTTTAAAGACAGTTATTTTGATGGCACAGTTACAACAGATGCTTTAGTAGCAGATACAGCTGATATTAATGCTGGATCTATTGATGGAGCAACACTTGGAACAAATAGTGCAATTACTCAAGCTGTAATTGATAATATTAATATTAATGGCACAACTATAGGTCATACATCTGATACAGATTTATTAACACTTACTAGTGGAGTATTAACAGTAGCTGGTGAATTAGATGCAACTAGTTTAGATATTTCTGGTGATGCAGATATTGATGGAACTTTAGAAGCTGATGCTATTACAGTTGATGGTGCAACTTTAACAGAATTTATAACTGATGCAGTTGGAGGAATGGTTTCTTCTAATACTGAAACAGGCATAACTGTTACATTTGAAGATGGAGATAATACTTTAGATTTTGCTTTAGGTTCTTCTCAAACTACAATATCATCATTATTAAATACAAGTTTAGTTGTCGGAAGAGATTCAGATAATGATATAGATTTTGCTACTGATAATACAATTTTATTTAGAACTGATGGTGCTGATCAAATTAAATTAGTTAATGGTGCTTTAGCTCCTGTAACAGATAATGATATTGATTTAGGAACTTCTTCTTTAGAATTTAAAGATGCATTTTTTGATGGAACAGTAACAGCAGATGCTTTTGCTGGACCTTTAACAGGTGATGTAACAGGAAATGTTTCTGGAACTGCAGCAACAGTAACAACTGCAGCCCAATCAAATATTACATCATTAGGAACTTTAACAACTTTAACTGTTGATAATGTTATTACTAATGGAGCTACAATTGGACATACTGATGATACTGATTTAATTACATTAGCAGATGGAATTGTTACAGTTGCAGGAGAAATTTCTGTAACAACATTAGATATTGGTGGAACTAACGTAAGTGCAACAGCAGCAGAAATTAATTTAATAGATGGTGATACTGCAAGAGGTACTACAGCAGTTGCAGACGCAGATGGTATTCTTCATAACGATGCTGGCACAATGAGAATGACTAGTGCTGCAACATTTAAAACATATTTTACAAGTGGAGTTTCTTCAGCAGCAGATGATTTAACAGCTGGTGATTCAGCAGTTAATCTTACAACATCTTCAGGAGACATTACAATTGACGCAGCAGCAAATGATTCAGATATTATATTTAAAGGTACAGATAATAGTTCTGATATTACTATGCTTACTCTTGATGGTAGTGAAGCAGGAGCAGCTACATTTAATAATAAAATTGTAGCAACAGAATTAGATATATCAGGTGATGTAGATGTAGATGGAACATTGGAAGCAGATGCAATTACACTTAATGGAACATCATTAGCTTCTTCTGCAACAACAGATACTACAAATGCATCAAATATTGGCTCAGGAACTTTAGCAGCAGCAAGAATGGCAGCAGCACAAACTGCTATTACTTCTTTACTTGCAACAGATATTAAAATTGGTGAAGATGATCAAACTAAAATAGATTTTGAAACAGCAGATGCTATTCATTTTTATGCTGGTAATCAAAATCAAATTAAACTTACAGATGGAGTATTAGCACCAGTTACAGATAATGATGTTGATTTAGGAACATCATCATTAGAATTTAAAAATGTTTATGTAGATGGTACAGTATTTGCTGATGCGTTAGGATTTGGTACAACAGTAATGACGCTACCAAGTGCTGATGGAAATGCAAATCAAATTTTAGTTACAGATGGATCTGGTGCTTTATCTTTTACAGATAACTCTGGTGGAACATCTTGGCAATCAGTTAAAACTTCTAATTATACAGCATCAGCTGGAGAGGGTATATTTGCAAATACAACAAGTGGATCATTTACAGTTACATTACCAGCATCACCTAGTTTAGGAGATGAAGTTTCAATTAAAGATTATGCAGGTACATTTGATACAAATGCACTTACAATAGGAAGAAATTCACAACCAATAGAAGGCGTAGCTGAAGACCTAACTGTCAGTGTAGAAAGAGCTGGTTTAACATTAGCATATTCTGATAGTACACAAGGTTGGCTATTGAAAGATAAATAATGGCTAAGTACAAGGATATTGGTGGTACAACCGTTGGGTTTAGAAACGGTGCAGAAGAGTATACATATCCATCTGGATTTGAAGGTTCAATTTATTATAATTCTGGTAATGGGCAATTTGAGTTCGTAGGTTTAGGAACTGGAAGTTGGAGCTCAGGTGGAAACTTAAATACAAAACGTTATGCTGCAGGAGGTGCAGGAGTACAAACTGCAGGAGCAATATTTGGCGGTGACGCAGATGGTGGTAGTCCTAGATATGGACTGCATGAACAATATGATGGTAGTTCTTGGACTGAAGCTGCAGATTTAAATCAAGAAGCAAGCTATAATGGAGGAACAGGTACTCAAACTGCTGCTTTAAAATTTGGAGGTTATAGTACTGCAAGACACGCAAATGCAGAAACATGGAATGGTTCAACATGGACAGAAGTCGGAGATTTAAACACCGCAAGATTTGGACATGCTAGTGTTGGACATACAAGCACATCTGCTTTTGCAGTAGGAGGTTCATCAGCAGCTTCTGGCACTGCAGCTATTGTTGAACAATGGGATGGAAGCAGTTGGACAGAAATAGCAGATATTAATAATGGTAGAGCATATTTTGGAGGTTCAGGACTTACTACAGCAGGTCTTGTTTTTGGTGGTGGTCCAGACACTGGAAATACTGAAACATGGAATGGTAGTTCTTGGACTGAAGTTGGAGATATGAATACAGATGAGAGATATGGTTTAGGAAGTGGTACACAAGGTACTAACACAGATGCATTAGGTTTTGGTGGTGGTTCTCCAAGTACTACTGTAAATACAGAATCATGGAATGGAACTGCTTGGACTGAATTAAATAATCTTTCAACAGCTAGAAGAAATATTACAGGTGTAGGATCACCAACTGCTGCTTTAGCTGTAGGTGGAGAACCGCCTATTTTAACAGCTACAGAAGAATGGGCTTTTAGCCACGCAATTAAGACGGTGACAACAAGTTAAAAATAAATTATAACAAAAGAAAAGGAGGATAAACTATGGCATACAAATACAGTGTAAAAGAAAACTGGGGCAAAAATGCAAATGGTGATTCATTCATTCGTCATGAGGATAGAAAACAATTTACAATTGAAGGCTTTCCTGGCAATGTTTGGGTAACTGAGGACAATATATACGCTGACAGATGGATAGCTAGACATGGTGCAACGGTTAAAACTAAGTCACAAGCACAGACTATTGTAACAGATATTGTTAATGATGCTCAAGACGCTTGGGACGATGACAATGTTGACGGTGAAACATCAGCTGAAAAGATTGAAAGACTTGGCTCTAAACCAACAGATATAACATTACCGTAGTAGAATCCTCATGGCAGAATACAAAGCTATACATGGAACTCTATTCCAGCATAAGACATCTGATCCGTTAGGAGCAGGTGTAGCTAATGGTACATGGTCTTCTGGTGGTAATTTGAATACAGCTAGATATACTGGTGGAGGTGCTGGTATTCAAACTGCAGCTTCGTTATTTGGTGGAGCTCCAGGAACAATAGCCAATCACGAATATTATGACGGCTCAGCTTGGTCAGAACAAACAGATGTAAACACAGGTAGATCCTCTGCGGGTTCAAGTGGAACTCAAACAGCTTCTATTTTAGCTGGTGGTTTTACAGATGCCAATGTTGATAGCACCGAAACATGGAATGGATCATCCTGGACAGAAGTATCAGAAATAAATACAGCAAGAAGAGGAATTAGTTCTCTTGGTCATACAAACACAGCTGCTCTAGCAGCAGGTGGATATACTACGACAGCAGTTAATAATACTGAAACTTGGAACGGAACAAGTTGGACAGAGATTACTGAAATAACAACAACTGGATATAGTGGTTCAGGATCTGGAACTTCAACAGAGGGTTTAATTTTAAACGTTCACCCTAGTTCGACAAATCAATATTGGAACGGAACTTCTTGGACAGAATTAGCAGATACAAATACATCTCACTCACCTAGCTCAGGAGCATCACAACAAGGAAGTTATACAGAAGCTTTAATTTTTGGAGGAACTCCTAATTTAGCAATAACAGAAGCATGGGATGGTTCTTCATGGACTGAAGTAAACGATTTAAATACAGGCAGAAGAGGACTGAGAGGAGCTGGTACATCAAATTTAGGGTTAGCGATGGGAGGAGGACCTCCAACAGTTGCAGCAACAGAAGAATTTACAGCAGGACAAATAACAGATGCAATAATAAATGAGGGACAATGTTTCTATCGTAGTGATACAGGAGATTTTAAAATTACATTAACACAATTTGGTACAGGTGCATGGGCTAGTGGTGGTAATTTAAATACTGCAAGAAATGATTTAGATGGTTCAGGAACACAAACAGCAGGACTTGCATGTGGAGGAAATCCTAATAAAGCTATAACAGAAGAATACAATGGAACAAGTTGGACTGAATCTGGAGATTTAAATACTGCTAGAAGAGCTTTAACAGCTTTTGGATTACAGACAGCAACTATAGCTGCTTTTGGTGGAGAAAATCCTTATAATAACCAAGTAGAACAATATGACGGATCTAGTTGGACTGAGATAGCTGAAGTTAATACAGCAGGAGGTGGCTCACCTGGTTCTTGTGGAACAACGACTGCAGGTTTAGTTTTTGGTAGAAGAAAAACTCCAGTTGCTACCAAAGGTGGAGACACAGAGACTTGGGACGGAAGTAGTTGGACTGAAGTTGGAGATTTAAACACTGCTAGATGGGCGATAGGTGGATTAGGAACTCAAACTGCTGCTTTAGCAGTTGGTGGAGCACCTCCTCATTATGCTAATACAGAAACTTGGGATGGAACTTCATGGACTGAAGTCGCTGATTTAAATACAGCTAGAAGTCAGGGAGGTGCAGCTGGAACTACAACAAGTGCTTTATATTTTGTTGGAGAAGCAAGTCCAGGACCTCAAAACGTAACAGAATCCTGGAATGGTTCTTCATGGACTGAAGTAGCTGATGCATCAGCTGGTGCTGGTAAAGTTGCAGACTCTGATAGTAGAGGAATGGACTGTTCCTGAATCAGTAAGTAATTTAACAATAACGGATTAATATGACATACGGAAGTGGAAATAGTGGAGATTACAAAAAATTAAAAGGTCAGATGATACAAGTTACTGATACTGATCCAGTTGTATATGCAGGTGCTTGGTCTTCTGGTGGTGCTATGAATACAGCTAGATCAGAATTAGCAGGAGCAGGAATTCAAACTGCAGCTATAGCTTTTGGTGGATTAGTTTATCCCCCAAGAGTTGCAAATAATGAATTATATGATGGTAGTAGTTGGACTGAAGTTGGAGATTTAAATACAGCAAGATCAACTCACACAGGAATAGGTTTATCAACTGCGGCGTTAGCAGTAGGAGGTCAATCTCCAACAGCAGTGGTTGCTATTACTGAAAGTTGGGACGGTTCGTCATGGACTGAAGTTGGTGATTTAAATTCTGGTAGACAAAATATGACAGGTTCAGGAACAACACCAGCAGCATTAATTTTTGGTGGTAACGATGGATCAAATAGAGGTTATACAGAAACTTGGAATGGAAGTGCTTGGACTGAAGCAGGTGATTTAAACACAGCTAGATCAGATTTAGCAGGTGCTACAAATGGAACTACAACTGCTACACTAGCTTTTGGTGGTGGCACTAATCCAAAAGCACAAAATGAAAGTTGGAATGGTTCTGCATGGACAGAATTAGGAGATTTAAATACAGGTAGACAAAATTTAGGCGGAGGAGGTGTTCAAACAGCTGCTTTAGCATTTGCTGGAGAAACTGTTGCTATTACTGAAAGTTGGGATGGCTCTTCATGGACTGAAGTAGCAGATCTTTCAACAGCAAGATATGATTTAAATACTGGAGGTGGTGGAGCAAGTAATTTAGTAGCATTAGCTTTTGGAGGTAATGCACCAGGTGGTAAACAAACAGCAACAGAAGAATGGTCTTTTCCATCAACACCCGCAGTACAAGAAGGACAAATGTGGATTAAAACTGCAACAGGTACTAGTAGTGTTATGAAAGGATACGCGGCTCAAGGGACAGGTGCATGGGCATCGGGTGGAAATTTAAACACCGCAAGAT